ACCCCGTCGGGTTCCCATGAGGACTCAGCGAAAGCTGTCCCTCTGTCATTGTGACTCCTAAATGGAAGTTCAGGGTACCAATCCTGAGCATCCTGTACAGTGTATAGGAAGATCGTAGTGGCTATCAAGTCCTCGGTGGGGTATGGACCGGAAGGAACCGCCTCTTTTGGCGGTCCCCAAGGTGACCCATACTACTACTCTGGACCTGTTCCAGTCGCACGCTCGGAGCTTCTAATTTCAGTGTCCGGCTTCCCGACGCAAATCAATGCGTTTGAAAGCAGGCACATGACACTAGAAGGTTCCCGGTTAACCGGGGCTGCGGGTGTACTATACTGGAAGAACTGGCCTACGGGACTTCAGGATGTATCAGTGGCTAAAGGAACGCCACCAGATACAAACGAGAGTCTCGGAAGCTGGCTCGCAGGCACTAATCCAGCCCGCGCCAATGTCCTTCTCCCCGTCTTTGGGCTTGAGCTCAGAGACATACCTATGATGGTAAAGGAGATGGGGCTGGTCGCTTTGAAAGTTCGAGACGGGATTATCAAATCCCTTAAAGGACTCGATAGCGGCACAGCCGCGAAGGCCAACCTTGCTTTTCAGTTTGGTTGGCAGCCATTTGTCTCAGACTTATGGAAAATGGTTTCGTTTCAGGAAGCCGTTGAGAAACGGCGACGTGAACTTTCGAAACTATCTTCGGGCAAAGGCTTGAGGATGCGTAGAGATTCACCTAGTATGACGGATCACTTCACTATGAAGTCGTATCCGCTCATTACTTGGGGCGGTGCTTTCATCGCGCCTGACATAGAAGTCACGCGTACGATTGACCGCTGGGTAGTCGGTTGGTGGAAACCAACCTCCCCCTCTAGCGTCCCGCAGTCCGATGCAGGTATTCGTCGCCTGTTGACCGGGACAGATCCCGGCAACATAGCTGCGAATGTTTGGGCTGCTCTTCCTTGGTCGTGGTTTACCGATTATTTTTACAATGTCGGTCAACTCATCGATGCGAGTAATCGCACGGTCGCTACGCCACATCTTGTGAGCGTAATGACTCGCCATCGCCATGTCCTCCAGCACAAAGCTGGGGGAGGACTCACCGCAGGGGTTGTTACTACAACAACCCACGAACGAGGAGTCGGTCTTGGCTACACTGCTTCGGCCGGTATGCCCACTCTGGGCGCCGGACAACTGTCGATCCTTGGTTCATTAGCGGTAGTGAAGAACCCTAGGGTTACATCTATCTTCCGCTAACGACGGCTCATGCCGCACAAGGAGAACACCAATGTTTGCCAATACACTCACTCTGACAGTCAATGCTGTTCCTATCACGCTTACTCGCGTGAACCAGGACAACTTCGGCTCCACTTACAAGAGCTCAGACGCTCTTGGCAACTGGAAGCTGCAGTTCCGGAACTCGGTCGAGAAATCGACCGTAATCGGAGTTCCAGACATTGAACGACACAACATGTTCCTTGAACGTGAAGTGTATCAGGTCGGCGCCGGGTACAACAAGTACTACTCGTTTACCTCCACGATTCGGATGCGACTCACGTCGGATCCAACCGTGCTTGCGCAGATTGTCGCGGGTGCGATCACTCTCCTGGGCGCTCAGGCCGGCGGCATGATTGCCGGCGAATCCTGAGACCCTGCCTTAGGGCTAATCCGTTAAGGAGTAATCCCTATGACTGGAGCTCGATTGTTGAGTCAACTCAACTTTCGTCGTCTTCTGCGTTTGAAAGCGCAGAAGGCGTTTGAGAAACGAATGGCCCGAAAGGCCAGACGTAAGCTCAAATAGTGAACCCACTCTGTGAGTGTTGGTGTAGACCATGTATTCATAACCCCTCAAAGGAGGCCATGATGAGAAAACATGAACTACTGGTGTTCGGGGTCTTCAGCGCTATCTGTGAAGATATCGCTTTGACTTACCCGGGCTTGCTTAAGGAACTTACGCGCTGTGAAAAGTGCGTAGATTCCGCATTCGAAGCGAGAGGGCTACCGTTCTTTACGATAACCCTTCCAGATTGTGGAAAGTGGCTGGACAAATGCCTAGCCGCTGGACACCTTCTAGAGGAAAGACCGAAATACCATGGAAGGTATAATCGATCCGATCCGAGACCTGTGTTCTTACACGGACTTTGGATCCTCGTCTTCGATGAGCAAGGACAGCTTTTGGCCGATCCTGACGTCTACGCTGTGGCTTGCCTTCGCGAGATATACTATTTCGCAAAGAAACTTGCCATCAACTGTGATCAGGATTACATCGACAAGGTCGTTAAAGACTACGTCGCTGTTGAACGGGCTCTGCCTCGTTCTTGGCCTGGTACTTGGGACTGTGATGTCCCTGACTGGAGTCGACGTAGCGGTCACCCTTTGTGGGGCGATCGTACGCCTGAATCAGCTCGTCAGCTGACTCTTTCTGGCTTTGAACAGCCGGTAGACAACAGTTTGAGAGATGTTCCCTGGACTGCCTTTAGTAGCCTTTGTGCTACCCTATGCAGTTCCTGGGGCGAACTCTCGGTCTGGGCTATTCGTCCAAAGCATGGACCTGGCGCAGTTTCCGACCGTGTTCCGGGAGTCATCAAGTATGACTTCAAGAACTGGCCTAAGAAACTTGACCAGATGTTCCCGTTTGATTGGTTTGGTACATGTGATCTTCACGATCATAGGTCCAATCCATCGGACAAGGAATATCCTTGCCTGATGTATGCTGTTCCAAAAACGCAGAAGGGTCCGAGGCTGATTGCCGCGGAACCTACTGCCCATCAATGGATCCAAGGTGGTATCCAGAGATGGTTGGAAGACAAGGTGGCTTCTAGTCCTCTTGGGCTTTCTATAGCCTTTGATAACCAGTTGCACAGCCAAAACCTAGCCTTGGAATCTTCCAAGGATGGCTCTATGGCTACTGTTGACCTCTCTGCCGCAAGCGACAGATTGTCAACGCGCCTCGTCGAGTACGTTTTCCAGGGCAATGAATCCCTGTTAAACGCGCTTCATGCTGCCAGGAGCAGATCCGTGTTGATTCCTGCCTCACTCGATTCGTCGTGTGATAAGGATCAGCTATTACTGCTGCGAAAGTTCGCAGCAATGGGATCAGCTGTCACGTTCCCTGTTCAGACTATTGTCTTTACAGTGATCGCTCACTTTGCGATAATGCTTAGTGATAACGATTTTAGAACTGACCTTAAGGCAATGCGCCAAAGGGCCCATCGCATTCGTGTCTTTGGTGATGATATCATCATCGACAAGAAGGCGTACTCCTGGCTAGTCCGCATACTCGAAACATGCGGACTGAAGGTCAACAAGGACAAGTCTTTCTCTGAAGGACTTTTCCGAGAAGCATGCGGGATGGACGCGTTCATGGGTGTCGATGTGACACCTGCGTACATCAAGCAGGCTTATGACCCTTCTATTCCCGAGTCCCTTGTAAGCACCGTCGAGTGCTCCAACAACTTCTACAAGAGAGGTTGGTGGACAGTCGCCGAGTACTTACAAAATACAGTTGGGCAGGAGGAACTTCGTTCCATTCCTGTCGCCAAAGGGGACATCGGACCTGTAACCTTTTTCTCTTTCGGTGCAACCCCGCTCCTACCGAGTAAAACTCGGTGGAATGAGGAACTGCAACGAGTAGAGTACAAAGTCCTGGTCGTGTCAGCTAAGACACAAAAGGATAAAGGTACAGGTGAAGCCTCGCTTCTTCAGTACTTCACTGAGTGCCCCCCTACTGACTGGTGGCGTGAGCCCCCAATCGGATGGGAATCCGGGCAAGCAAGGCGCCCGCGGATGAGAAAACATACGCGGTGGATTTCTTCTTATTAATTATAATTTTCCAATTATAATTATAAGCAAGAAAAAGAGAGAATCAACAAGATTCTATCTTAGAGAGGAC